GTATAATGATGGTAAGAAAATCACTAAGAATGAACTAATGCAGTTGGTTGATTCTGGTGCTATCGAAATGAGCCACATCTATACTACTTGGTTGGCTGACTATAATCAAGACCTACACGCTCTAGACCTTCCTTTCTTGTTCCAAGATCACGCCCATGCTGATCGTGTTCTAGAAGGCGAGATTGGTACTGAGTTGCTAGCTGGCGTTTCTAAGAATAGCAATATCAAGGCTATGTCTTTCACTTACTCTGGTGGCTACCGTGTAGTTCCAGCAAACTTCCGTGCTGACACTGTTGCAGCTTGGGAAGGTCAATCTGTTCGCACTTCTCGCAGCCCAGTTGCTGTTGAGACTTTCAAACTTCTTGGCGCAGTTCCAAACAAGGACATCGCTCTTGAAGAAATGAACGAAGCAGCTGACGCTGGTGTTATCTCTGCTGGTGAATCTACATACGTACGTATTTTCCCACTAAACCAGAACGAATCTTTCAAAGTTGTTAACGACACTGCTCATAGCTTGTTCTTGACTTCTATCATCGTTAACCAAGACTTCATGAAACAGTTTGACGCTGAAACTCAAGAGATCATGGCTACTGCTGCTTTCAACGCTGCTCGCAAAGAGCGTCGTGAATCTGTTGCTAACATTCCAGAGATTTTGGCTGAGTGTGAAGCAAAGGGTGTTGAAGTTGTTAAGATGTCTGCTGAAGAAGAAAGCAAGTTCAAAGCTGTTACTTCTAAAGTATATGAGAAGTTTGCTGACTACTTCACTCCAGGTTTGGTTCAGAAGATTCAGTTACACTAATTAAATTTTAGTGTCTAAATAAAAGGGAGCTCAGGCTCCCTTTTTTGTTTTTGAGGAAATTATGAAACAGTTATTATACTACAATATCAATTTGATTAAATCATTGGACTTGATCAACAAAAGGCAAGAAAATATAGATGAATATCTTGCTCCAAATCATAAAGAACTTTATGCATTCTTCGATAAGCATAAACTCAATTTGAATTCAGTTTACGATAGAACTGGACAGACTCCACACTATTTGAATATTAAGCCTGGTCTTTTGCAAATACCACTGATAGATTCTACTTTTAATAAGTCGTTCAGACAGTGTGTTGAGGAAAGAACGAAAGAATTGGTAGAATTAGATAAACCCATAACTGTAGTGTGGAGTGGTGGTATTGACAGCACTCTGGCGTTATTCTCTCTAATGCAACAAGTAGACGACCCCAGTCAAATTACAGTTTATGGAACATATAGTTCTATTTTAGAATCGGGTTCTCTATTTGATAATTGCATTAAAAACTCAGGCGTGAAGTATAAATTTAAAGTTTCTTCTACTAGAGATTTTGATGATGGTGACTCTAATAGTATTTTTGTAACAGGGTTTTTTGGAAACCAGTTATTTGGTCCAGTAGACGATTTTACTACTGGAAAGGTTAAAACTGAGGTTTCGTTTTTCCATCACCAATTTAATAATGACGACCCATTAATTGATTACACCAAATGCATAAACGATGAGTTGCACGAATTCCTGCTGCCTTCTATTAAAGCCAGCCCAAAGAAAATCGAGACACTTAGGGATTTGCGTTGGTGGTTAATCTTTAATTTCGATTGGTATACAGCTGAGTATTCTACCAGAATTGCAACCAAACAACAAAACAATCAGTACCATTTCTTTAATACTGACGACTTTCAGAAATATGTTTTAACGACTAAAGAGCCATTCACTAAAGATGTGGGTAAACCACTAACCCACAGATGGGTTATGCGAGAACTAATTGAGGAATATAGTGGGGATAGCTATTATGCGTGGAACAAGCCAAAAGGGATTTCCTCGTTAGGAAATCCCATTGCACCTTGGCTGTTTTTGTTGGAAGACTATTCAGTCTTCTATGTTAATAAGAAAATATTAACTAATCATAACAAAGTTAACACGGACGTTTACGATTACGTGGGTTTCTGATTCTAAGTTAGTTTCGATGTAACGCTGAGCATAACCTGGAGTTACATAGATTTCTCCAATGCGACTCTTAATGCCGAAACTTGTGCTAACTAGATTTTGAGAAACAATTTTACGCAAGGCTTGTACGCCACCACGTGGATCTGGGAAGTATGTCATTGGACCATTTTCCCCAACATTCGCCACGAACGAGAATACTAAAGTAGAGAACTCGTAGTTATGTGGTGGAATGTGTTCGCCCTTTTGTTGGAACAATGTATTTGAACCTACAATAACTGGTGTTCTACCATTGTCGTCTTTTGATAACTCAAGACCTTCGCAGATCTCATAGACGATTTCTTTCAGTCTATTGACTGCAGGATGATCTAATTCCATAATATCTTTGCCATGATCTTCATCTGGAACATTCCATCCATTCGATAGATTGATCAGAGGTTGGGCAATTTTTTCCCAATCTGCAAATTTATAGCTTGCGAAAATTGTTGGGAAAAGACGTCTTTGAAAAGTTTCTTCGACTGGTGAATATTCGAAGTTATAGTCTTCTGTTGGTGCATCGCCGACTAATGGCGAAGGTAAGTTGGTTTGATTTTGATCTTCCATATTATCTCCATAAGGTTAAATTCGCTTCGCAGCTGTTATATTTAGCGATCTGAAATAACATAAATAACTGTTGAGAAATACAATTTTGGGGAATTCATGGCGACTATCAGTAACCTTTTTGTTGACGCTGGTGCAAATTATAGCAATATAATTACAGTCAGTGCAGCTAATGGCCAACCATTAAATTTGACTGGGTATACGGTTGCGTCTCAAATGAGAAAATCGTACAGTTCAAGCACAGCATATAATTTTACTGCCAGTGTATTTAATGCAGATACAGGCAAAATTCGTTTACAGTTATCCCCACAACAGTCCGAAGCAATTCCAGCAGGAAGATGGTTGTATGATGTGGAAATTACATCCCCATCTGGATCCAAAACTCGAGTTGTAGAAGGTGTGGTTACAGTAATACCTCAAATAACGCAATCATAACTATGGCAGATACAATCGCTATTGTACAAGCAGATGAAGCTCTTCAGGTGGCAGTCTCTGAAGGTGTTCTTACACTTTCTTCATCAAACGTGTCCAACCCAGCAGTAGTAGAATCTATGTCAGCAATTGCTGATGTTGATACAACTAATAAAATCGATGGGTCAATTTTAATTTACAAAACAACAACAAATAGATGGACAGCTTCCACTGTGCTAGATGCACAGGACATGGAAGGTGGCGAATTTTAACGGAGAACATAGATGGCTTCTATTATTAGAATTAAACGCTCGTCTACAGCTGGTAATCCAACTACCCTAGCTGCAGGCGAATTAGCATACTCAGCCTTAAATGGCGCTGGGGGCAATCGCTTATACATTGGTATGGGCGTAGAAACTTCGGGTAACGCTGCTAACCACTTGGTTATTGGTGGTACTTACTATACTGGCTTAATTGATGCATCCGTTGCAGGAACTTTAACAACGAGCGCATCTTCAATCCCAGTTCTTTCCGCAACAGGAAGTATTGACAAGTGGCTAGTTGGTAACTTACAGTTAACATCAAGCACACTATCTTCTACCAATGCCAATGGTGATATTAACATCACTCCAAACGGCACTGGCAAGTTAGTCCTTAATAACCCATACATCAATGGTACAACAGATACACTAGCTGAGTACATCTATGACTTAGTTGGCGGTACTATTGTTAATGGTACAGGTATCACTTCTACGGTAAGCGATGCTGGTAATACAACTACTCTGTCTATCACTAACACTGGTGTTACTGCTGGAACATATGGTTCTGCAACAGCGATCCCAACATTCACTGTTAATGCGCAAGGTCAATTAACTGCTGCTGGTACTGTTGGTATTACAACATCTTTAAGTATTGCTGCTGATACTGGAGCAGATACTATCGCTCTTGCGACAGATACTCTGACATTCGTTGGTGGTACTGGTATTGATTCTGTAATCAACTCAGCACTGAATAATGTAACATTTAATATTGATTCTACTGTTGTTACATTAACTGGCACACAAACCCTTACCAACAAGACATTAACTAGCGCACTATTAAACACTCCAACTATTGGATCTGCTGGCGCTACATTTAATGGTTCTACTTCTGGTACAATTACTGTTGCTGCTGCAGCAGTTGCGGGTTCAAATACTTTAACTCTACCAGCTGCAACTGACCAGTTGGTTGGTCGTGCTACAACTGATACTCTTACAAACAAGACCATCAACTTAGCAAATAACACATTAGTTGCTACTTCTGCTCAACTTCTGGCTTCAATGACAGATGAGACAGGTTCTGGTCTATTAGTATTCAATACTAGCCCAACTTTAGTGACACCTACATTGGGTGTTGCTTCTGCTACATCTATTAACAAAGTAGCGATTACTGCTCCTGCGACTGGTTCTACATTAACTATCGCTGACGGTAAAACTCTTACTGCAAGCAATACATTAACATTTACTGGTACTGATACTTCTACTGTAGCGTTTGGTGGTGGCGGTACTGTTGCTTATGTAGCAAACAAACTAAACGTATTCGCTTCAACTACTTCTGCTGAATTGGCAGGGGTTATCTCTGATGAGACTGGCACTGGTTCTCTAGTGTTTGCAACTAGCCCAACATTGGTAACACCAACTCTTGGCGCTGCTCTTGCAACTAGTATCACTGCTACTTCTGGTAGCTTGACTCTTGCAGGCGCTGCTGGCAACAACAGCGTTAACTTGGTGCCAACTGGTACTGGTACTGTTGACGTCGCTAACAAGCGTATCACTTCTGTTGCTGAACCTACTCAAGCAACTGATGCTGCTACTAAGAACTACGTTGATGCTGTTAAGACTGGTCTAGACCCTAAAGATTCAGTTCGCATCGCAACAACTACTGCATTAACTGCAACTTATGCTAACGGATCTTCTGGTGTTGGTGCTACTCTTACTAACGCTGGTACTCAAGCTGCCTTTACAGTTGACTCTATTGTTGCTGTCCTTGGCGATCGTGTTCTTGTTAAAGACCAAGCATCCGCTCTTCAGAACGGTATCTATACTGTTACTACAGTTGGTACTGCCTCTACAAACTGGGTATTGACTCGCTCTGTTGACGCTGACCAACAACCTGAAGTTACTCCAGGTGCTTTCACTTTCGTTGAAGAAGGTACACAAAACGCTAATAACGGATTTGTTTGTACTTCAACTGGTACTATCACTATTGGTACTAGCAACATCAACTGGGTTCAGTTCTCTGGTGCTGGTCAGATTATCGCTGGCGATGGTTTAACTAAGACTGGTAATACGCTAAACGCAGTTGGTACCGCAAACCGCATTTCTATCTCTGCAGATGCAATTGATATTGCTGCCACTTATGTTGGTCAAACTTCTATCACCACTCTTGGTACTATTTCTAGTGGTACTTGGCAAGGCACTATTGTTGCTGGTCAATATGGTGGTACTGGCGTTAACAACAGCGGTAAGACTATCACTCTTGGTGGTAACCTTACTACTTCAGGTGCGTTCTCTACAACTTTAACTGCTACTGCTAATACTACATTAACACTACCTGTTACTGGTACTCTTGCTACTTTAGCTGGAACTGAAGCATTAACTAACAAGACTGTTAACGGATTAACAATCACTAGTACAACTGGTACGTTGACTATTGTTTCTGGCGGTACTCTTGCAACTGCTGGTGCGTTCAGTACTACTCTTACTTCTACTGCTGCAACTAACGTCACACTACCAACTACTGGTACTTTGGCTACTCTGGCTGGCGCTGAATCGTTAAGTAATAAGACAATTACTGCTTCTAGCTTCGCAGGTTCTGTAGCTGCTACAACTCTGTCTGCTTCTGGTGCAGTTACTTTCACTGGTACTACTGACGCCACTGCGCTTGGTACTGCTGGTGTTGTTCTTTCAGGTGGTCTATCCGTTGCTAAAGCAATGTATGTTGGTACTAATATTACTGGTGCTGGTGCTGCAACTTCTACTATTGATGGTTTCAACATCGATGGTGGAACATATTAAAATTGACAACTAAATAACAAGGGTGGTTGAAACTCCACCCAGCAGTTTTTACTGCTTCCGTCATTCTTTTTAGAATAGAGATATAATGTCGAATAAGATTATTCTTAAAAAATCGTCAGTAACGACGAAAGTTCCGCAATTAACCGACCTCGAATTTGGTGAGGTTGCGCTAAACTATGCGGATGGATATCTCTACTTTAAAAATTCAAATAATGAGATCGAAGCATTTGCTTCACGTGGTTTCACTCAGCCATCGACAAATAGTGCGGTAACTTTTACAAAAGACGCATCTAACAACTCTATTCTAAACATCCAGGTCGGTGGATTAACAATCGCTAGGTTCGGTGGCGGACAGGTAACATTCGATGTTCCTCTGTCAATGAACGGCAATGTTATTACTGGATTATCAGCCCCAATTGGAAATACAGATGCTGCAAACAAAGCATATGCAGACGGTACTGCATCAGCTTCTGGTTATCCTAAAGGCGATTATGGCGACATCGTTTCAGCAGCTGCATATGATGCTTTCGGTGTCCCAATTATTGCAATTATTACATACGATAACATGGGTCCAGATGGAGTATTCAATACTGTAGATTTTGGAGCACTTGCTTAAGGAATAAAAGATGCCAACACAAATACAATTAAGAAGAGGTACTTACACTCAGCACCAGACGTTTACTGGTGCTAATGCAGAACCAACCTTTGATACCACTAATAAAGTAATGCGCATCCATGATGGTGCGACTCCTGGTGGTTTAGAACAAGTTACTGGCAGTACACAATATAAATCTAATCCTGTTAGAGTTGTTACTACATCAAATATAACTTTATCTGGAACTCAAACTATTGATGGAGTTTCTGTTGTAGCTGGTGATCGCATTCTGGTTGCGGGGCAAAGTGACTCTTCCAAGAATGGTATTTACGTTGTTCAAGATCTTCCAGCTGTTTGGACTCGTGCATTCGACTTCGATAAAATATTAAATATTAAACTTGGTATGTTTATATACGTTGCTGAGGGTTCTACTCACAACGAAACTGTTTGGAAACTAACTTCACAACCTACTACTATAGACCTCCACGCTATTACATTTGAAAAATGGCTTGGTGTTGAGAGTCGTGGTGTTGCACAAAATACAGTTTCTGGTTTGGTGACTCGTACTGCTAAAGGTACTTACACTGGTCGTGCTGTTACTGTTTCTGGTCAAGGTATTTCCGTCTCCAACGGAGATGGCGTTTCTGGCAATCCATTAGTTTCTGTTAACTCTACACCAAACAATACTGCCAGCGCTATTATGGCACGTGATGCCAACGGTGACTTCTCAGCAAACAATGCAACCCTAGCTACCGATATCGCAGTTAATGGTGGTGACGTTACTACTACAGCAACGACTGCTACTCTATTCAACACTAACGCCACTACGCTAAACATTGGTAACGCTGCTACTTCAGTTTCTATCGGTGCTCTTACTGGCACTACTACAGTACGTAACGACTTGGTTGTTACTGGAACATTCACTGTAAACGGAACTACTGAAACGATTAATGCAGTAACTGTTTCTGTTGATGATAAAAATATTGAGTTGGGTTCTGTAGCAACTCCAACTAACGCTACAGCCGATGGTGGTGGTATCACTCTTAAGGGTGCTACGGATAAAACAATCATCTGGGATCAAACTAATACTAACTGGACTTCTTCAGAAAACTGGAACTTAGCTACTGGTAAAACATTCAAGATCAATAACGTACCAGTATTAACTTCTACTGCTGTTCTGAACGACGCATCCCAAACATCTATTACAGTTGGTGGATCTGCCACTGCTATCTCTTTAGGCGCAAGCACTGGTACTCTAACAGTCAACAACCCAACTATCGTTGGCGCTAATACCACACAAGCTCTATTTAATACTGTAGCATCTACTGTCAATGCATTCGGTGCTGCGACTACTCTGAATATTGGTACTGGTGTTACTGCAGCTCAAACTACAAATATTGCAACTGGCGCTACTGCCACTGCAACAACTAAGACGTTAAACTTAGGTACTGGTGGTCTAACAGGTTCTACAACTAACGTAAACATTGGCTCTACTGCTGGTGGATTGTTAACCATTAGCAACCCTAACGTAACATTCGATAACGGTATCGTAACGTATACCAATACCACAGACGCAACTACTTCTGCTAACGGATCCGTTCGTTTTGCTGGTGGTATCAGCGTTGTTAAGAATATTGTCTGTGACGGAACATTCTCTATCTTTGGTGACATCTCCGTTAATGGTGGTGATATTCTAACCAACCAGACTAACGTAACAGTATTCAATACTACTGCTACTACTGCCAACTTGTTAGGTGCAGCGTCAACAATTAACTTGGGCGCTAACTCTGGTATTCTTACTATCGGTAACCCAACTGTTGTCGGTACTCAGACAACTCAGAACTTATACAACACAGTTGCTACTACGTTAAACATTGGTGGCGCTGCTACTGCTATTAACTTGGGTAATGCTACTGCAGCTACAGTTACTGTTCGTCCAGGAACTGTTGTCGGTGTTAATACTACACAGTCTGTTTTCGATACAGTTGCTACTACTGTTAACGCATTCGGCGCAGCAACTACTCTTACTCTGGGTAATGCTACTGCAGCTACTCTGACGCTACGTCCAGGAACTGTTGTCGGTTCTAATACCACACAGAACTTGTTTAACACTGTTGCCACTACAGTTAACTTTGCTGGCGCAGCTACTACTCTAAGTCTTGGTGCTTCTACTGGCACTACAACTGTTAATAACAACCTATCTGTGACTGGCACTTCTAGCCACACAGGTAACGCTACATTCTCTGGAACAGTGGGTGTTACTGGAGCGACTACTCTTTCCAGCACTCTAGGTGTTACTGGCGATCTAGCTGTTAACACTAACAAATTCAACGTAACTGCTGCTTCTGGTAATACTGCTATCGCAGGAACATTAGGTGTTACTGGAGCGACTACACTAAGCTCTACCCTTGCAGTAACTGGCACTTCTACTTTCACAGGTGCCACAACTCACAATGGTGGTTTAACATCAGCTTCTGCTTCTATCACAAACAATGCTACTGTTGGTGGTACTCTAGGTGTTACTGGTGCAACGACTCTTTCTAGCACTCTGGGTGTTACTGGAGCGACTACAGTTGGTGGCAACGTAGCAGTTAATGGTGGTAGCTTGACTACTACTCAAACTACATTTAACTTGGTTAACGCTACTGCGACTACTCTAAACATCGGTGGAGCTGCCACTACTCTGAGT